CTTTTTGAGTGTATTGGAGTTCTGTTCTGATAGATTTAAATTGCTCTTTTGTTAATTGCATGATAGTTTCTCCTTACCTTTGCTAGGTTGTGGCGTTGCAATTTCATGTTTTGCAACGCCCTTTTTTATTACCAATCTCTTTGATCTAAATCAAAGGTACGTCTCAAATCCCACATACTCTGTTCTAAGTTTCTTATATCAGATAAGTATAAGTCTTGGCACTCAAAGAGCATTTGTAAGGCTGAACTAAGATGTTTCTCAGTTTCTTTAACTGCTTTGATCTGTTCATCAGTAAGATTATCAATGCCTTTTTTTCTTTTGATTTCTTTTAATTGAGACTCTGTTTTTTTCTTAGTCATTATTGTTTCTCCTTTGCTAGTTATGCCATTATTGGCGTTTTAAGAGCTGTGTAGCTCTGTTATGTAAAGACTAGTAATAAACTAGCCTTTACAATTCCTTTTGTTTACTGGATTAAATCTTTTGATTGATAGATTAAATTCCACCAAGTGTATTCTTTGCTTACTGGATTAACAAAACCTATAGTTATTATTAAACCAAGTACGAATAATATTATATATTCTGCTATTTGTTTTTTAGTCATTGTTAGCCCTTTCTAGTATTTCTTAACCTTTTCAACAATTGTAGTTATTCCGTTATGTTGATAACAAAGTAAGCAATTTTTGCATTGTTGACCAGTGCAGTTTTGTTTCTCAACGTGTTCGTCTTCAAGTACGTTGTTAAATGTTTTATCAAAGTACTTAGGCAATTTTTGCATAATGTTTGATATCTTAGAATTACTATAAACAAGTATTAAATTTTTTGGTTTATCATTGTACTTAAAGTACTTTGCAATAATATCGTTTCTCTTAGTCCACAAAGCAAAATTGCAATGCGGATTGTGAAAAGCTATGTTTACAAGGTTTATTAAGTGAGTTTCATTTATAAGCTCGCCATGTGCATTAAAACGGAAAAATGCATTTAGTATTGTTGGCAATTGATTATGGTCTAATACTTTATCACTAAGTAAATCACTATTACGTTGTAAGCTTGGTTGCATATTCTTACGATAGCTTTTTAGCATTGTGTGAGAGTAGCACTTGGTGCAGATATTATCCGCTTTTCCAGATGCATTTTGTTTGATGCAAAATGGATTTGTCATTGTATTAGTTGATATAGCTTGAAAGCCGTCAAGCTTGCCAGTCATTTTTGAAATATGTACGTTGTTCATGTTTATTACCTTTGCTAAGTTTGTTGTTGTCTTGTCTTATTATATATAAGAACAATGTTCTATTAGTCAAGTACTAAATGTAAATTATTTTTTATAGCAGTAACAGCCAGGTAAAAATTATTATTGATAAGCTGATAATAATAGTTTATTTGTTAGCATATCAGGGAGAGATACAAAGAATATATATTTTTATAAACATTGAATGAAACATCTTTACACGGCAAAGAAGAACATGAACACGCAGAAAATAATAGTATGCAATCACACGCAATATAATAAGGTACGGGGGGCTACTTCGCAAGGCATGCCACCCAGCCAGGCGTGCGTCACTTTATATATGTTAATAGATAGTTCTACACACACATGATAAGCAAAGCAAAACAAGAGCACATCATAGCATCCATTACAGACGGACACAGCTTAGTAAAGGCTTGTCAAGATGCAAAGGTTAGCCGTGCTACGTTATATCGCCATATGAGCAAGGATGCTGACCTAGACAACAATGTTAAGACTGCACAGAGACAGGCTGCTGAGAAAGCACTAGAAGAACTAGAGGATATGTACGGAGATGCGTTGCATGGTCGTAAGAGTTACGATCCTAATCTATTGAGAGACTATGGGCATCATGTACGTTGGAAGGTGCAGAAGATATTACCAGAGAGATTTGGCGAAGCTAAGAACAGGACAGGCGTTGAGATCAGTGATGGTTCATTGAAGATAGTTTGGGAGACTGGTTCAGAGGATGCAAGTTAAGATACCATACAAGCCTAGAGCATTACAGGCTGAGATGCACAAAGACCTGAAGAGGTGGAATGTGCTGGTGATGCACAGACGCTTTGGTAAAACTGTATTTGCTGTCAATCATATGATTAAACATGTGCTTACTTGTGAGTTACCAAGACCAAGAGTTGCGTTAGTTGCTCCTACATTTACGCAAGCTAAGAGGATAAGCTGGGATTATGTGAAGTATTATGCTGGAGTGATACCAGGCGTGACGTTTAACGAGACGGAACTAAGGGCAGACTTTCCTAACAATGGCAGGATTATGTTATTGTCTGGTGAGAATCCTGATGCTTTGAGAGGTATATACTTAGACTTATGTGTCTTTGATGAGTATGGGATGCAGAATCCTAGGGTATGGGGGGAGGTTGTTAGACCGGCACTATCCGATAGAGAGGGTGCAGCCATATTTCTAGGTACACCAGCAGGACATAATCATTTTTTTGATATATTACAATCGGCTAAAGAGCAGAGCGAAGAAGGCTCTGACCAGTGGTACTGGAAGATTGCCAAGGCTAGTGAGACGAAACTGGTGAAAGATGTTGAGCTAGAAGCTGCTAAGTTGCAAATGACACCTGAGCAGTATGAGCAAGAGTATGAGTGTTCATTTACGGCTGCTATTATTGGTGCGTATTATGGGAAACTATTAGCTGATGCTGATGACAATGGCAAGATTACCAGGGTTCCATACGATCCTGCGTTGCCGGTGCATACGGCTTGGGATCTAGGTATCAATGATAGTACGGCTATTTGGTTTGCACAGGTCTATAGAGGGGGTGCTGTTAATGTTATTGACTATTATGAGAATAGTGGCGTTGGCTTGGACCATTACGCTGAAGTATTGCGAAAGAAAGATTATCACTGGGGAGATCATCTTGCTCCACATGATATTGAAGTTCGAGAACTGGGTAGTGGGAAATCGAGATTAGAGACAGCTTTTAGCTTAGGGATACGATTTAAGGTGATACCTCGAATGAAAATAGCTGACGGAATCAACGCTGCTAGAATGATGATACCTAAATGCTACTTTGATAGAGACAAATGTGCTGAAGGGTTGGAAATGTTAAGACAGTATAGGCAGGAATGGGATGAAAAGAAAAAGTTATTCCGAGATCAGCCTAGACATGACTTTACAAGTCACGCTGCTGATGCGTTTAGATACTTATCTGTTGGGTTGGAGAATCGTACTGTGATGACAAGAGCACCACAATCGGTGGCTGTTAATGAGTACAATCCCTTTACGCTATGAGGTATGGGCAGGACTATGAAGATGCACTAGAGATGGTGTCTATAAGTGAGTTCCATAACTGGTGGGATGATGAACTTATACAGAAATATATTGAAAGACCTTTGAGTATTAGGCAGTATAAAATTATAAGGGATAATCACATGAGTCCTGTAATGTTTGCAACCTGGGGTTTTCCTAATGAAGAGCAGGTAGAATATTATAAAACCAACTTAGAGTTTCCTGTTGATGGATTTAAGGGTGGTGGCAAGGATGTTTGGGGTGTAGACTTTATTGCGAAAAAAGGTTATACAAGAATTGGGTTCCTTGCTTTGAGAAGAATTTTTTCAAGGAGTGGATACCGACAAGCGTTTTGGTTAAGACCAGCTAAAAATAAGTTGAGTTGGCATAAATGGAAAGGAATGTAAAATGGGATCAGTTGTCAAGGTTGTCAAAAAGGTTACCAAAAAAGCAACAAAAGCAGTAAAAAAAGTTGCAAAGCCAATAGAGAAGGCTCTTGTTGAACCATTAGAAAAACCAGTTAAAAAAGTTGTCAAAGAAGTTAAGGATCTTCCAAAAGATATTGAGAAAAAATTGGTTGAGCCGTTAGAAAGACCTGTCAAGAAAGCTATAAATAAAATTGAAGCTGTTGGTGCAGACTTAGTAGAGCCTTTTGAAAGACCTGTTAAGAAATTAATAAGAGAAGTTAAAGAGACTGTAACTGGCACAGATAAATATGACTATAGGCAACCAGAACAACCAGCACAATCTCCTGAAATAACTCCAGAAATTGTTGAAGATGAGAAGCCAACTATTATGACAAGATATGCCACTAGAGGAAAAAGATCAGGTCAGGCTGGTACAATCATGGAAGGCTATGGCGTAATACAGAGAAAAAAATCATCAAGAGCAGTAACATAGGAGATAGCAATGTCATTCTTAAAACCAAAGGTATATGTTCCACCACCACCACCAGTTCCAGAAGAACCTGCCAAAGCAGACTATGAAAAGGCAGCTGCGTTAGCGGCAGAAGCTGAATCATCTGAAAGAAAAAAGCGTAGAGGTCGTGGTAGTACAATAGTTGCTGGACAGCTAGGGGAAACATCTACCAGCATGAGTGGCACAGGTGGTACACCAACTTTATTAGGATAGAGCTATGATGAATGTCAAAGATATAGTTGCTAGATTTCAACACGTTGAAGGTCAGCGAGATAACTGGAATAATCATTACCAAGAGTTAGCTGACTATATGCTGCCAAGAAAAGCAGACATAGTTAAGAAAAGAAGTCGTGGCGAAAAGAGAATGGAACTTATCTTTGATGGCACAGCTTTACAGGCAGTTGATTTGCTGTCATCTAGTTTGCATGGTATGCTTACATCAGGTGCTACACCTTGGTTCCATTTGACAATGAAAGATGAAGAGCTAGGTAGAGATGAAGAAGTACAAAGGTGGTTAGAGGATTCATCACAAAGAATGATGCGTGCTTTTACCATGTCTAACTTTGAAACAGAAGTCCATGAGATGTATGTTGACCTAGTTGTTTTTGGTACTGGCTGTATGTTTGTGGAGATGGATGACAAGACATTACGCTTTAGCACAAGACATATATCAGAGTTTTATGTAACAGAAGACCAGTATGGTATGGTTGATACTGTTTTTAGAAAGTATGAGATACCTGCAAGGCAAGCTGTACAAAGATTTGGTATTGATAACGTAGGTGCGTTTATTGCTAGGACATTTGAAAAGAAGCCGGATGAGAATGTAGATATACTTCATGTGGTTATGCCAAGAAAAGATAGGGACCCAACAAAACAAAATAATAAGAATATGCCATACGCATCTATGTATATCTGCATGGAGACAAAGATGATCTTGGCAGAGAGTGGTTTCCAAGAACTACCTTACGTTGTACCACGCTTCTTGAAGGCAACTGGAGAAGTGATGGGGAGATCTCCAGCAATGGTTGCGTTGCCAGATGTTAAGATGATAAATCTTATGTCTAAAACAATCATACAAGCAGCACAAAAAATGATAGATCCTCCACTATTAGTGCCTGATGATGGGTTTTTGCTCCCTATAAGAACCCAGCCTGGGGGTCTCAACTTTTACAGATCAGGTTCTAGGGATACGATTACACCATTACAAACAGGTGCTAACATACCTATTGGATTGAATATGGAAGAACAACGAAGGGCAGCAATCCGTACAGCGTTCTTCGTTGACCAACTTTTAAGTGGCAATCAGCCAAACATGACAGCCACAGAAGTAATACAAAGACAGGAAGAAAGAATGAGAGTTATTGGTCCTGTTCTTGGTAGGTTAATGAACGAAATGCTAAGACCTTTGATAGACAGAGCGTTTGCTTTGATGTTGCGTGCTGATATGCTTGCAGTACCACCAGAGATATTGCAGGGAATGGATATTGATATTGAATATGTATCACCACTAGCTAGGGCACAGAAGTCTAGCTCTGTTAATGGTGTAATGAGAGCCTTAGAGATATTGATGCCACTGTCACAAACATTGCCTGTTGGAGATCATATTGATCCTGATGGATTGGTAACTTATCTAACTGAAGCTTTAGGTGTTCCTAAGAAAGTTCTTAAGTCACAGTCAGCCGTTGATGAAGAAAGAGAACAGCGTGCAATGATGCAGCAAGAGCAGATGGAAAGACAAATGGAACAAGAAGATGTTGCTACTGTAGGTCAGGCTGCACAAGCTGTAAGAATGGTTGGTGCAAATGAATGACCAGATAGCACAGCTTAAGGTTATGTATAAAGATACATTTGAAGACAATGCTGGGAAAAAAGTTTTGGAGGATTTGGAGTTACGCTGTAACTGGCGTGCTTCAAGTTATGTAGCTGGAGATGCCAATGCTACAGCCTTTGAAGAAGGCAAAAGGGCAGTCATACTACACATTTATAATATGTTAAAAGAGGAGTAAATATGTCAGAACAAGTTGCTGAACAGGTAGCCGAACCAGTACAGCCTTCAGT